GGTCATTAATTAATAAATAAACCCTTTACAACTGTCAAGAATTATATTTTTATATCCGCATGATTAATTTAAGACCATATCAAGTTGACCTAAAATCAAAGATCTATAAAGCATGGGAGTGCGGATACAGAAATGTGTTGCTCGTCATGCCCACAGGAATGGGAAAGACTAAAACTTTTTGTTCCTTGGTTATCGATACACTCGGTACACCTACTGCCATAATGGTACATCGGAAAGAACTTGTTCAACAGATCTCATTAGTATTAGCTGAAGAAGGTATTCAACACAACCTTATAGCAAGTCGTAAAGATATAGCAGGAATTATAAAAGCTCAAAGAAGAATGTGCGGTAAACAATTCTATAATGCTCACGCTAATGTCACAGTAATAAGTGTTGATACTCTTATAAGTAGACAAGAAATTTATAAGAATTGGGTTCTCAGTATTCAGCAATGGATAACAGACGAAGCAGCTCATGTTCTCAGGGATAATAAGTGGGGAAAAGCTATTTCTCTTTTCGTAAATGCTAGAGGCTTAGGTGTTACGGCAACACCACAAAGATTAGATCGTAAAGGTTTAGGGACTGAAACGGACGGTGTGTTCGATGTCATGGTCGAAGGCCCTACAAGTCGTTATGGTATTGATGAAGGTTTTTTATCAAAATATAAAATAGCTATTCCTGTTTCAGATTTCAACAAACACTTAGTAAGTAGTTCAGAAACTTCAGACTATTCAAAGCAAGCAATGATAGATGCTTCAAATAAATCTCATATCGTTGGAGATGTTGTAGAAAATTATTTGAAATTCTCCAAGGGCAAGCAAGCTATTCTATTCGCTACAGATGTTACTACTTCTAAGAAAATGGAAAAACAATTCTTAGATCAAAATATAAAAGCTAAAGCTTTAGATGGTACGACTCCCGATGGTGAAAGGTTAGAAGGGATAATAAAATTTTCTAATAAAGAAACACAAGTTTTAATTAACGTGGATCTCTTTGACGAAGGATTAGATGTTCCAGGAATTGAATCTGTTATCATGGCACGACCTACAAAATCTTTAGGGAAGTATTTGCAAATGATAGGTAGAGGTTTAAGACCTGCTAAAGGTAAACCTTTTATGATCCTTATAGACCATGTAGGAAATGTTCAAGAACATGGTTTACCTTGTGATGTACGTTCGTGGACTTTAGATAGAATTTCTAAACGTGGAAAGAAAATAAACTTCTTAAGAATTTGCTCCAACATTGAATGTAATTCTCCTTACGATAGAGCGTTAACAGATTGCCCTTGGTGCGGTTCAGAAGCTATCACTCAATCAAAAGGTGGAGGCGGTGGTAAAATTTCACCTAAGCAAGTTGATGGTGATTTATTTTTGATTGATCCCGAAACACTTAGAGAATTAAACGGTAAAGCTATTCTTGAAGATCCTGCACAGGTAGCTCACAGAGTTTCAAAAGCTGCTAATCCTGCGGCTGCTATGAGAGCTATGAAGAACCAACAAGAAAGAATTGAAACACAAAAAGTTCTAGCGGAAGCTATAGCGAGATATGCAGGAAAACTAAAAACTCGTTTCGGTTATACTGATAGACAGATACACAAAAAGTTCTACATTATTCACGAAAAAACTATAACAGAAGCTTTAGGGGAACCGAAAGAAAATATGTTGAACACTTTAGATTCAATAATAGGAGAGTTATGAGTAAAGATGAAAGCTTCGTACAGCAAGAGATACAAATTCATGCAAAGAGTTTTGATTGTAATTTAATGAGAAATAATTCAGGTGCATTTAAAGATGATACAGGTCGATTAATCAGGTTCGGTCTTGGTAATATAAGTAAAGCTCATAGTGATCAAGTAAAATCTTCTGATCTCATTGGATTTACCAAGGTAGTTATTACTCCTGATATGGTTGGAAAAACTGTAGCAATCTTTACGGCCATTGAAGTTAAAAAGGAAGCCTGGACAAGCGATCCTAACGATAAACGTGAGAAAGCACAGAATAATTTTATAAAATGGATTGTAAATAACGGAGGTTATGCAGGGTTCGCCAACGGAATAGAAAGTTTAAAAAGGATTTTGAGATGAGAGAAATATGGAAAGATATACCAGGATATGAAGGAAGTTATCAGGCCTCTAATTTAGGTAGAATTAAAAGTTTACAAAGAGTGATTACTAGATTTAATGGTGAGACTCAAACTATTAACCAAAGAATATTGAAACCTAGAAATCATGTACAAGGATACGATAATATTGTTATTTCTTTAAATCACAAAAAATGTAATAAAACTGTACATAGATGGATAATGACTACATTTTGCGGAAATTCTAATTTGCACATTAATCACATAAACGGTAACAAAAAAGATAATCGTTTAGTCAATTTAGAATATGTTACAGCTTTAAAAAACTGTAATCACCACGTCAGAGTTTTAAAAAGAAAGAAGAAATATGGAGCATATCCTAAAAATAATTCATGGGTATCTGTTATTAATATTAAAGGACGCATAATACACTTAGGTTGTTTTGAAAATAAAGATCAAGCACATAACGCATTTTATAACAATTATTTTGAATTTTATGGAAAATACCCTTGGTGATTGACAACATCAAAAATATTCTGCGAAAATAGCCACCCACACATTAAATAGAAAGGAGTCATGCCCCTTTCGATAAGCTCACGTCTCAGCTTTTAATGTGTGTTTTAAATGAGACGATAACTAGAGACAACAAAATGTTTAAAATATTTCCAGGAACTTTAACTCAAGACGGTCGTAAAGTTCCTATAAAAGAACTTGAAGGTTGGAAAGAAAAAGCTACAAACGATCAGAATATAATCAATCAATGGATACAATTATACGGTCATAAAATTAAGTTTTGGATGATCCCTACAGGATCTGCAAATGGTATTCTAGTTCTCGATGTAGATAAGAAATCTAACGGACTAGAAACGATCAAAAAATATCACCTACCGATCACAATGTCACAAGCTACAATGTCGGGAGGTAAACATTATATTTTTAAATATCCTCAAGATGGTAAACTTTATGGGAACCGAGTAGGCTTCGATGAGGGATTAGATATTCGCGGTGAGAACGGATACATTGCCTATTATGGTTTTGATAACCTTCCAATTGCTGAAGCTCCACAATGGTTATTAGATCAAGCTCTATCTATCGAGAAGAAACAAATCGATCTATCTGAGATTGTAGTTATATCTCGAACGATTGTTGACTCTATTTTAGAATCAGCTTGCGACAATATTCGTAACGCAGGTGAGGGAGAATCTAACAATACAATCAACATAGAAGCATACCGAGTCGGTCAACTATTACCTTCAAATTCTATCACCTATGAAGAAGCTTTTAATTCGCTTTTTAAAGCGGCTAAGGATCGAGGCAAGCCTGACTATGAAGCTAAAGCTACAATCAATTCAGGCTTAAATGGTGGGACTAAGACACCTTTTACAAGTCCTTTCGGAAGTCTCGCGCCTGAACTATTAATCCCTGAATCTCCTACGCAAATTAGTGAACGCTGGACACCAAACTTTTTTACTAAATATGATCTGACAAATATGAGTAAGCTTCGCAAGCCACAACTTTTTAAAGATTGGTCAACTGAAGATATACATATAACAACCGCAGATGGTGGTACAGGTAAAACTACTTTAAAATTATGTGAAGCTATATCTCTTGCTTTAGGAGAACCTTTTCTTGGTTTTGAATGTGAAGCTCCAGGCCGTACGCTTTTTATAACAGGTGAGGATACGAGAGAAAAGATCGGTGCAATGATCGGTGCAATCATGAAGCAAATGAATATACTAGACGATCACGAAAAGGTTAAGAAAATTTTAAATTCTATTGTCGTTAAAAAAGATGCTGATTTATGTTTGATAACCAAGGGGAGAGATGGGTTTATCAATATGAATAATGAAGCTCTAAATAAAGTTATGGAAGCTGTAGAAGATATAAGACCTAAGTTAATTGTTCTCGATCCTATCGCTTCTTTTTGGGGAAGTGAAAGTGCATTGAACGATATGGCAAAAGCTGTAGCTAAATTTACATCTGCTTTAGTTGAGAGATCCAATGCTTGTGTAGAACTAATTAATCACATGGGAAAGGCTTCAAGTACATCTAAAGATATGTCACAATTCGCAGGTCGTGGAGGTACAGGTTTACCTTCTCATGCCAGGGTTAGTAGAGTTTTGCGTCCAGTATTTGACGATGAATTTTTAGAACTAACAGGTTTTGAATTACAAGACAATCAATCTGCTATTCTCTGTAATGTTAATAAATTTACAGATGGTTCTCCTTTATATAACAAACCATTTTTAATTGTGAGAGACGGTTATCTGTTCAGTAAAGTAACCTTGGTAGAACAAAAAGTTAAAGAAGCTCAAGAAAAAATGTCTGATACTGAAAGAATTTTTATCTACATTAAAGAAGAAAGGGAGAGTAAACGCTATCCAAATAAATCTGCAATCATTACTCACTTCTCTATGTCAGGTGAAAAAATATCTAAAGAGAGAGTAAATACCGCCACTAACTATCTAATGTATGCAGGACACATGGGAGAGAAAATTAAAACCATAGAGAATCCTGATATAGAAGTCGGTGGCAAAGTATTTATCATTACAGATATGGAAGGTAGAGAGATTTAATATTCCTCAATTAAAAACTTAATAAGACCGATAGCCGATAGAAATAACGGAAGAAAAAGAAAGACCATTAATTCAATTAGCTCATCGTTTCTATTCATTTTAACTGTTCCTTTATTTTTGATTCCGCTTCACTCTCAAGTTTAGTTTTTAAAGTTTTAGCCAATCTTTGCTTGTTTTCTTCATCACCTTTTGCCATGTAAAGAAGTAATTTAACACCTGCTTCCTCTCTATTATTTTCGTCTAGTTTATCTATCATGATATTAATAGCTGACTCGGTAACGAGATGCTTGTTTTCATTTGAATCTATAAATATTAATCTCATTTTCTTTCCTCCACAAATTTTTTAATCTCTTCTAAAGCCGACAATATTGCTTCTGCTTTTTTAAGACCAAAACTTATAACCGCTTTTTCAGATTCTTTATCGTCCTTAACCTCATGTATGGCCAAGAAAGGTTTACCTGCAAACTCTCCGATTTTAACTGTCACTACTCTTTTCATCTTACTTCCTCCACTTCTTTTAGTGCTTGTATTGCAAATTGTCTCACGAATAAGTCCTGTGATTTTATATAAGATTGCCAGTTGTCGCCCAAAAATGAATCAAAACAACCACAGGCCTTAAGAACCCCAGTAGGATTTAAATCATGTTTGGTTCCACAACTTGCTAAACTTTGCATCTCCTTTTTTAATATCGCTTCCCTCTTTTGAGAGAGTTCTAGTTGTTTATTTTTTTCTGCGAGTTCTTTATTCACTTCCTCTATATCAACCAATGAAAAATTGTGAACATATAAAGATGAATAGTCTTCCGATTCTGGGTTAAAGTCTAAAAATTCCCACTTAAATCCCCCACTTGGTTGCTCATTTATAAACATGGAAAAGTCATTTTCTCCCTGCTTTGACTTCATGTAAATTTTAGACTCAAATAATTTGCGCACAACTTACTCCTTTTTTACTTGTTCAATTAAGTTTGCAAGTCTTTTTAGTGATTCTATATGTATATCAATTTCACCTCTAATTTTTGGAGTTAAATTACCTCTACATTCTGCAAAGTATTTTAAGTGCTCCATGAGTGCATTAATATCTTCAATTACATTCTCTAAATCTGTTCCCATCACTTACTCCATTGTTACAAAGAATGTTATCCACCATATCGGTAGTACAAAACACAAAGCTATTAATGAAAATAGCCAAAACATTATTACCTCAACCATTTTTCTTCCTATACATTTTTGAATAACTATTCTGGCACACAGTACATTGACTGTGATAGTCGTATTCTCGTTGATAATCTTTCCTAAACGCTGTTAAAGGTCTTATAGTTTTACATTTACTACAAAGCTTTTCAAGGCAATTTACACCAACGTAAATATCTTTGAAAGGTTGAAGTTTCTTGGTTCTATAATATCTTCCCATTACAGATACGCAAATTCCTGAAACATTTTAGGATACTTTATAAACATTCTAATTATTCTACTGTTAGTTAAATTAAAACCTCTACTTCCAGATAACCATAACATTACAGCCTGTGGAGTAACACCTAAAATCTCAGCTAACTCGTTAACCGATAAACCATTTAGAGTCATAAAATCTCTTAACTCTTTAATTGTTATAAACTCTTTATTGTATAATTTAAGTCTCATCATTTTCTCCTTATTAAATATATTAATACACTCGTTACGAACCAGATCGATACACCGATAACCCATACAGCTTCAATTAAACCTACAATTCCTACGCTTTTATACATTATCGTACTTCTTTTTTAATTTTAAAAATTGATTGTACTCTACAATTTCTTTATCTATTTCTTTTTTCAGTTTTCTATCTCTTATCCTATAAAGGATTGTACCCTTGGCATATTTAGAAGTATCAGGAGCATCAAAAGTTTCCAACTTATTAGCTTTAATACACTCACTAAAACCTGCCAAGAAAGCTTTCCCATCGAATATACCTATGTCATGTCTAAGTACATATAAGAAATCTAAAGCTACTCCACTTTTTAAACGTCTCATAAATTTTAAAATCTTTCCTGCTTCGTCTGCATAAGCATTAGGTAGCAGATCGGTAGGAAGTGTAAAATCAACTTTAAAAGGTGTGTCTTTTTCTAGTTCTCTTTCAATTGCAATAGCAATTAAACGACTGATAGGGAGCTTATACATTTTAGAGAAGTTTTCTAACTTCCCATAATGATTTGTGCTTATCCAAGATTGCGCTCTTATTCCATTCGTTTCTTCTGTTTTTTTCTTGAAGGCCATATTAATTTCTCCCCTCTATATCGTTAAAAATTTCATCGTTAGACGACTGTAAATGACTATCAATTAACTCTAAAGCTTTAACAAACGCTTGCCGTTGGTCACGTTCTAAATTCTCTAAAGCTATGTAGAACGTATCGTTAATTAATTTCCTTAAATTGTGCATCTGTTCTCTACTAATTTCCATTTAACACCTCATTGATTAATTCTGTTACCGCTTTTTGAGCTTCTCTTTTTCCATCTCGAATACATAAAGCAGAATACCAGACACTATTTTGAACGTGTACTCTCATTTCATATCTGCTCAATTTGCTATGCTCGATAGCGTCTTCTAAGCTATCCATTTCAGCCTCTCTTTCACAGTCTTGAGACAGCACATAATCTGCACATCTTACCGCATGATCTTTCATAACCATCTCCACACATATTCATTGTTATTAATAAATTTATAGTAAATATCAATACCAAGATCTTTCACAGTATCACTATCTATATGACAAACTTCAATCGCGCTCCATCTGCCATTGATAAGAACAGCAAATTCTTCCCTGTCTATATCGTCATCACTATTTAAAACCTCATTATCTTTTAATCCAAAATGACTTTTTAAAAGCTTCAACTCTTCAACGTTACTTGTATCTTCTTCAATTTCTTCTACCTCATCTTGTTCAGATAAAATTAAAATGTCTTCTACGAACTCTTTTACTTTTTCAGGTTTTTCAATCCAATAGCTAATATGATCTGCCATGTAATTTGCAATATCCTCAGGTTCGTCTTCTCCAAAGAATTTTAATAACTGTTCTCTTGTAATTTTCATTCTGTCACCTCATAGAAATCATTGCTTGTTTCGTTAACGATAAATTCACTTTTTAATCCTACAACACTATCTTTATGTGCTATCAAGTATTGACCTAAACTATCTTTAATTACTGGATAGCTTGAATTTTTCCAGAAAATTAACCTACAATCGTCTATCATTTTTTCTAATTCTTGCTGTCTAACATCTTTTAAAAACATAATTAATTCTCCCCATTTAGTTGATCGATATATTTATTTAAAAACTCTTTAAAATATACATCTGGTAACTTCCCATCTTGCCAATCTTTTAATTTATCGTTAATAACTGGATTATGATGTGCCATTATATTCGTCTTATTTTCAATCGAATCTAGTGCTAAAAATATCGATCTAGTTAAAATATCTTTATGAAAACTATTCATTTTATACTCCTAAACATTTTGATAAAAGCTCGTTTCAATTCTAAACGTTTTACTGTTAATTCTATCAACTCGATAGACAACCGATTGCCAATGTCCACAACAATCATAATTACAATGACAACCTTTTTCAGTTTTATACGCTTCTTTTCTAACGTCTTTTAATTTTTGTTTATCCGCATATTTAATTACATTTATACGAGTGAAGTTATCTTGGTTATGATCAATCTCACATTTTAATCTAACTTTAAAATTACCAAGGTCATCGTTCCATTTTATATTTTTCGTTAAACCTGACATTTTTATATGTGTTTTCATTGTTCACTCTCCTTAGATAACTCAATTAAAGTTTTCAAACTATATCCGCAGATAAAGATAAATATATCGTTAACCTTATCTTGATTAAAAGCGTCTAATTCGTTAAATCTCTCAATGATTCTTTTTTGATCGGGTACACTTTTAATTCTGTTTTCAGTGTTCATTTCTTTTATTAAAATCTCTTTAATTGTTTTCATTTCATAACCTCAACCGCTCTTAATTCTTTTAAAAATAGATTGTATAATTCTAGTTTACTCAATTTTTCGTATTCACTCATGATTAGACCTTTACGAGTTAATCCCTCAACATATTCTATTAAGTCTCTTATACCCTCTTTTTTAACTTCTAATTCTTCCTTATAATCGCCAAGATCAGATTCAATTTCTTCAATTTTTTCGTTAAGCGTTTCAATTTTTAAAATAAATTCCCCATGCTCTTCAACTATTTCTTCGGTTGTTTTATCAACATTTAACGGCTGACATAATTGTTCTAACGTTGGCAAAAATTCTTTAATGTGTCTTAATTTATTCATCTTAATAATCTCCTAATTACAATTAATAATGGTATCCATATAAGTAATGTTAATAAAAATGCGCTAATCATATCTAAACTATACATCTATTTTTACTCCGTTAAGTTTATAAATTTTAATATCATTTTGAAGTACGCGACTAAAACCATGCGCTAGCATATAAGTTAATCTTACATCGTCACCATAATTAGAAAATTGCCCTTTACCTCTAAACGTCTTATCTATTACGTTAACAATACCTAATGAATTATTTTTACCATTAGTAAAATTATTCACATCGTAAATTAAAAATTTATTACTTGATAAAACTTTAAATTCAAAAGTATTTTTAAGCTCTTTAAACTTCACATCGTCGATCACTCTAAAATCGATATAGGTATGATGATAACCTTGGAAGTCTGAAAATTGATAACCTATGAACGTATCATTTTTAGTCGTAAAGCTTATTTTATTTATATAAATTGTATTCATTTTTCTATCCTCACCACGTTAAACAATAATATTTTTCGCCCTCAAAATTCCAAGTAAATAGCGCATCTCTTAAGCTTGATCGATCATAATTCTTCACATCATCAGGTGTTACTATTTCTGCATTGATAGCATAATTGTCGGCTAAATTAGATAAATCAATTATATCGTTAACATTCACACCTATATCTGATAACAATTGTGACATAGCTTCTTTTTCGGGTTCACTCATATAATAACTAAATCTCTCACATCTTTTCGCTATTCTATAGACTAGATCGGTTGCTTGATCGAATGTTAAATAAATTACTTCACTCATTTTTATATCTCCTAATTAAAATTTATAAACTGCTTCGTTAGATACATATTAACATTGTTAGTAACATTGTTCAATACCTCTGTAAAATATATAATGAATCTGAATTATTTATAATTTCAATTTCTACGCAATGATCGAACTTACCTGATATATTACAACGGCCATTGATGTCGTTACTCTCTTCGTTCCAATCGATCACTTTAAAATCTTTAAAATTCTTGATCGAATCAATTTCTTCTTCGTTCAATCCTGAATAGTCACAATTGATCATGGCAACCGCCAACGCTCTCGATATTCTAGTCATAACTAACCTACTTTTAAAATGTGGAGTTCATAACTCTGTTTTAGTTTTATCAATCCTTTTATAATCTCTTTATTCTTGGTTATCTTAGATAACTCACTAACACTAATATGATCGAACGTTGTTGATTCATAACCAAGTGAATGAAACATTCTTCGTTGCTTATTAGTTAACTTAAAATATAAATCTAATCTTAAGTTCAATCGTTGTTGCATATTCATTTTAATATCCTCTAAAAAATAAAAGGGGCATTTAAGCCCCATTGTTATTACTTCTTAATTGAACCCACTACATCGTCAACACTCATTGAACCTTTAGACGCTTCAACGTTTGAAGTCTCACCTAATTTCTCAACAACCTCTTTAAATCTTTTACCGCCACAAGTTTTTACGCCTAATTTTTGTGCTATCTCGATAGCTAGTTCATTTTTTGGATACCATCTCCCCTCTTTTTTCTCACATTCAACAGCACTAAACGCGCTAAACGAACCAAGAACCATAGCAACTAATAATAAATTTTTCATGCAAAACACTCCTAATATAAAGGCATTATTGCCTTAATCGATACAATTTATAATCTCATTATATGAATCATTACTTAATGAAGAACCTGATAAACTAACCTCAACGATACAACCATCAACACTGTAATTATTGTTATCGATCTTAGTTATCGTTGAACCTCTGAACACTTCATTCAATCTGTTCAATCTAGTATCCTCATTCACAACACTCACTAACATTACTAAAATAATTAAAAATCTCATTCATAACCTCACTTAAAAACATATTAACATTGTTACTAACATTGTTCAAGCTCTATGTAAAAGATACATATAACAATGTTCATTCAATTGTAATTATATATAGCAGATAATGTGCCAAGGTACAGATATAGATATATTAAATAGATATAGCTTTAAATAAATGTAGATATGTTCATTATATAGACAATTGATGTAATTATAGACAATATTGCAGATAGTCGCGCCTAAAATACTTGTATGCGCTATAAGTTAGAGAGCGGGTCAATCTCTGTTGACACGACGATCGACACGCCCTCTGGCGCGCTTAAGTACGTTTAGGTTATCATTATATTAATTATCTGTACATTTATTTTACATAGCTTAAGTATCTAATATCCTTGGTGAATTAAAAATAATTTAACGTTATTTAACACAATTTAACGAATCTGATGTCGATTATCTGTAATTAAGTAACAATATCGAACATTTATAAAATCACATAACACAATGTCACATCGTCGACGATATTTTAAAGCTTCATTGTGTCATTTTATCAGATCGAATAGATATGTTTAACAATGTTTAGATATGTTTAACAATGTTAGATATGTTTAACAATGTTCGATTGAATAGAGCTTTGAAGGCAAAAATATATATAAAACTCTCCACATCTATATCAGATCGAACAGATCGAACAGATCGAACAGATCGAACAGATCGAACAGATCGAACAGATCGAACAGATCGATACATCTATTGCATAGATAAGGGGCGCGCATCGATACGCTTGAACGATATGCTTATCTGTACAGTATGAATGAGAGTGTTACATTGTGGAGAGTTTTATCGAGTGTTGAGAGTTTTTTAAAAGATTTTACATTGACGGTGGGTGGATCAAAAATATTAAAAGTGATTTGATGATGTAAAGGTCAAATCTAAAACTTGTATCGTTTTTGACAAACTTTTTTCCATAATTTTTTATATATAAATTTGTGTATAATTTTTTGTAATTTTTTTCCATAATTTTTTGTTATCTAGCTCTTTTGACTTTCCAGTTATTCGTATTCTAAAATGTGTAAAATGATTTCCAGGAGATTTACATGATTCCAAAGCCACCTACAAAGAAAAGCGGAGAGCTCACCGACGATGAACAATTTTTTATATTAGAAGCGAACCTACTTCCAAAACATAGAAGTGATCCCTCTATCCTTGGTTTTATAAATTCATTCGTTAGATGTAAAAATATTGCACAGGCTTCACAAGAGGCAGGGATACATAAAAGTTTAGGATACGAGTATCGCTATAGAAAAGACGTTGCTTTAACAATTGAAAGGCTTATAGATAAGTCGCTTATAAAGTACGGCTTTGATGCAGCTGAAGTAATGGAAAGAACCAAGGAGCTTGTAGACTTCGATCCTATCATGGTTCAAAATGCTGATGGTACATTTAAAAATAATTTCCATGACATTGAACCAGAAGCGAGAAGGAATATAAAGAAGTTGAAGGCGAGAAACATTTACTCTGAGGTTGAAGACATGAACGGAGTGAAGAAGAAGATTATTATAGGTGAAGTTATTGAGTATGAGTTTTATGATAAGTTAAAGGCGTTGGATCTTATAGGTAAAGAGAAGGACTTGTTTAAGACGACTACGAAGGTTGAGCATACTATAAGTAGTGATATGGCCTCCTTGTTATTAGATAGTGCTAAAAGAGGTCAGGAAGCGAGTAAGGGTTATAAGGTTATAGATGGTGAGGTTATTAATCGTGAATAACATTATAGAGTTTAAAAGTGACAAGACCTTGGATTTTTATGTTGATCAAATTAAACGAGTATTAGATGCTAAAGGAATTGTGATAGCGACTGTAAATGATGACGGTACGTTTGGGACGTTTATAGATAATGAGATAGTTGATATTGACTTATGTTATCTGATAGACTGTTTAAAAGAGCGACGACGACAAAGGAATGATGGATGAAGCACGTTGGTATTAGACCTAAAAAGATGCCTTTAGAATTGGATCCTGATAAAAAGCGTAAGACATATTATGAGAGGTTCGATGACGGTGGTTATCGGATATGGTATGAGAAGATGCTTACGAGTGGATGCAATAGAACGGTTAAGAAATGTAAGCGCGATGGAGAGTTGATATATTGTCCTGTGTGTGACGAGTGGTTTAATAAGGAACAGTTTAAATGAACGATGAGATAAAGTTATTCCAGAAGCTGATAAATGAGAACCGATACGACTTCTGTAAATTAGTCTACATTATATTTCCTTTCGGTGAACCAAATACTGATATGGAATTTATGCACCCTTATTCTTGGCAAATGGAAGAGTGGGCGAAGCTATCAAAACATTTAGCTAATCCTGAAACAAGATACGAGACATACAGACTGATCATATCATCAGGTAACGGTGCTGCTAAAACGGCTTTCGGTGCAATGACATTAGTAATGTTATTATACACTCAAAGACTAAAAGCGCGTGTTACTGCCAACACCGATCCACAGATGAAAACAATCGTATGGCCTGAGTATGATATATGGTTTAGGAAGGCCAGATTTGTTGATCATTTTTTTGAGAAGTTTGGTACGAGTATTAAAGCTAGGAATTTAAAATTAGCTGAGAGTTGGAGGATCGATACGGTCACATGGTCTGAACAATCACCTGCAAGTATTTCGGGATTACATAATAAAGGTGGTGCAGCTGTTTATGTATTTGAAGAAGCACCTGGTATTCCTTCAGTAATTTGGCAGTACGCTTCGGGAGCATTTACAGAGACTGAAACAATTAAACTTCACTTAGCGTTCGGTAACTCCGATGATCCTGAGAGTAAGTTTGAACAAAATATGGCTTCACCATTATGGAACAGTAGAAGGATAGATACGAGGACTTTAAAACATATCGATCCAAAGCAAGTTGAAGCATGGTTAATAGATGCAGGTGGTGACGAGGATAATGATGACTTTAGAGTTCGTGTAAGAGGTCTTCCTCGTAAATCGGCCAAGGATTCGATCATTAAAGTTGAGACTGTAGAAGCAGCCTTGGCAAGACGACATACTTTCGACATGGATAGTGTAGCAAATTTTCCAGTTATTTTATCTTGTGACCCTGCGTGGACAGGTGGAGATGAGACAACAATTTGGATGAAGCAAGGTCACTATCATTGTCTATTGGAGAAATATAAACTTAATAAGCAATCGGGTGAGACACATCAATTAACGTATAATAAGTTATGTTATTGGGAACGGAAATTTAAAGCAGATGCGGTTCACATTGACCAAGGAGAAGGTACAGGTATTTACACTCTTGCAATGAACGCAGAGAAATATCATTGGATACTTGTATCGTTTGCAGCAAGTCCGACTGACAATACTGATCCAGCGAAATCAGAGTATAAAAACTTAAGAGCGATGATGTACTATCATTTACAAAAAGCACTTATGCAATCAGCGGTTTTAGATGCGAAGGATCCGTCATGGATTGAAGCAATTAAAAAACAATTGTGTTGGACTAAAGGAGCTCGTCATAAAATCACTTATCAAAAATTAGCTGAACCTAAAGCAGACATTAAAGCGCGTGTTGGACAATCTCCCGACGTTGCCGATGGTGCGGTTCTTTTATATGCTTTTGAAGTGCAAGAGAAATTACCTGATAATGAAATAGGAGAGGATGGTGAACCGATAGGAGTCGGTCATGATTCATTAATAATGAAACGTCACGAAGTTGACTACGGAGCAGATCACGATGACTTATACAATTAAAAGAGAGAAAGAATTAACGAAAGAATTATTACAATTTATTTGCAATGAAGCCGATGGTTTAAATAAACTTTTCGGTGGTAAATATAATTGGATGAATATGGGTGTACATCAAATGTTGCAACAAGGAGTTTTCCTTGTAGGTTATAAAGATGGAGAAGTTAGAGGGATCCACATTTCGTTCTTGGTAAATCATCCACTAGATAAAAAATTAAAAGTTCTTCAGCAACAATTATTTTATGTAAAACCTGACTCAGGTAGAATGGCTTTTCACCTATTTAACAATTTTATTGACATTGGAAAGTCTGAAGCTGATCATATAATCACCATGTTGACAAGACACACCAATATAAAAAGTGAAACTTTAATCAACAAAGGTTTTGAAGAAATTCAAGTCACCTATCGTTTGGAGTCAAGAAAATGAGTGGAGCTGTAGAAAACGAAATCGATAATTTTATAAATAATCCTATAGATGGTACTATAAATCTAGTAGCGAACGCTTCTACAGGTGGTCTTCTAGGATACGAGAAGGGCGGTTTTAAAGCAGGTGTTACAGGTCAACCTATAATGGAAGGAACCAAGGAAATAACAGGTGCTAAGGCAGCTGAAGAAGCTAACAAGATGGCGCGTGAACAATTCGATAAGAGTGTTGTTGATGCAAATACAGACAGACAAAACGCTATTAAACAAAAGCAAAACAATCAAATAAATGCTTCTTTAAATGCAGGTCAAGCAAGATCTACAGCAAATAAAAAAACAAATACAACGAAGCCACTAGGTGACGTAACGGACTTTTTAGGTATATGAAAAATACAACTAAACAACATTGTGAATTTCTCAGACACCAGGCCAAGCAAAAATTTGATAAGGTTCGAGGAACGTGGTGTGATCTTTTACGTTGGGGTATGCCTTACAAAGCCAGTTGGATTTTAAGTCAAACACCAGGTGAGAGAAAGAACCAACATATAGTGGATCCAACACACGTTTTAGCATTGCGATCATGTGTTGCAGGTTTCTTAGAAGGTAACACTTCTTCTTCTCGTCCTTGGGCAAGAATAGGAACTAGAGATCAAGAACGAAATGATAAATATAACAACAAGGCATGGTTGCAACATTTTACTAATAGAGTAATGGCCTATTTGTCGTCGAGCAATTTTTACAATGCCGCAGGGATTTTTTATTATGATTACCATGTTGTAAATACAGGTGCTCATTATTTTGAAGAATTAGAAAATGGTTTTCATGTTCATACATTAATCCCAGGATCGTACTATGTTTTAAATGATTCAAGAGGAACGGCTGTAGTTTTAGTTCGTGAATTTTGTCTCAATGTAAAAGCTGTTGTCGATACTTACGGAATTAAAAATAAAGATGGTAAAGCAGATTGGTCAAACATTTCTCCTAACGTCAAAAAGATGTACGATGACGGAAATTACGGTGAGATGATTGATGTTGTTCATATCGTTTATGAGAACCCAGAGTACGATTATAAAAATCCTGAGAATCCTTTCAACAGAAAATGGTTAGAATTAACTTATGAAGTTGGTACAGGAAACAAAACAGGATCTTCTTCTTACGGTGAAGGAAACGGTTTTTCAGAACCGATGACTGATAAAGGTAAGGATCTTTTCTTAAAGAGACACACATCTAAAAGAAAACCTTTCGTTGTAGGTAAATCTACAGAAGAATTTGAGTACGGTGAAAAAGGGCCTATGATTGATTCTCTTGGACTTGTAAAATCGCTTAACAAAAAAGCAATCGGAAAAGACCAAGCATTAGAACAAATTTTATCACCTGCTTTACAAGGCCCTGCATCTTTAAGAAAAAGTTATATTAGTCACGCACCTAATACTTTTGTTCCACTTGATGCTAGATCAATGGGAGCAAAACAAAAATTAGAACCAATTTTTCAAATCAATCCTGCAATCGGTACATTGTTACAAGATGTAGGTGACATGAGACAAATGGTTGATAAAATTTTCTATGCTGACTTCCTTTTATATTTATCAAGAAATCCTAAGACGAGAACAGCGGCTGAAACAAATGCTATCGTTGAAGAACAACAAAGAATTATTGGGCCTAATTTACAGTCTTTAAATACGACTTATAACAATCCTGTACTCGAGTGGGTAATGGATTATGTTTTATTTGAGGATCCGTATTTAGAACCTGCACCTGAAGAATTACAAGGGCAATCTTTAAAACCAGAATACATTTCAGTTTTTGCACAAGCGCAAAGAGCAGCTGATCTACCTTCGATTGATAGATATGTTGCGATGATTGGACAGGTTGGACAAATTGATCCTAGAATTTTACAAAAAATAAATACTGATAAGCTTGCTGACTTATATGAAGATCGTTTATACTTACCTTCAGGATTAAATAACCCACAAGATAAAGTTGAAGCGATGAGAGAACAAGCTCAAATGGATATGAAACGTCAACAGGCATTACAGGAAACTTTACCTGCGGTGGCAGGGGCGATGAAAGACATGAAGGCTGCACAAGCAGAATAAAATGAATGAAAAGTCACTTGCTTTACAGAAAGAGAGAGAAAGAAAAGAAGCACTTGAGCACAGAGACGTTCTCTTGGCCATTGCTTCGATATTAAAAACAAAAGAAGGAATACAATTATTTTCTTATTTGTTTAAAAATTTTGATGTCACTAGCTTGCCTGAGAGAGGTATGCAAGGTGAAGAACTTAATGAATATCTAGGATTTTTAAGAGCAGGAAACTCGATATATAAACTAGCGTGTGAAGCAGATTCAGAAACCGCAGCTTCACTGATTGCAAAATTGGAGAGACAGAGATATGCAGACATCTACGAGCAACACAGAATCGACAACGGATATTACCAAGATGCCGATTCCGACACCTAACGTACAAACCACACCAGAAGTTGATGACTCTGGTTTAGATGAATTTGGGTATAAGAAAAATGATGAACCGACAAAAAAACCTGAAGAAAATAAAACAAAAGAACCTGAAGCAGATAAGGAAGTTGAAAAACCTGCTACAGGGTACGGAAAAGAAGACGCAATCCCTGAACCAGAAAAAAAAGAAGAAGTAAAAGAACCGACGACTGAAGAGGAAAAATCGAAAGCTGAATTAGTTGAAGCTTTAAAAGATTTACCTGAAAATATTGATAAAGAGAAAGTGACTAAGTTTGCTTTAGACAATAAGCTGACAAAAGAACAATTAATTGCTTATAAAAATTTTGTAACAGAAGACTCAAAACAGTCTGAAGTAAAGCAAAAAGAAGCAATTAAAGCACAAAGAAGTGAATGGAAGAAAGAATTATCTTCAGATCCTGACTTCGGTGGTGAAAATTTTGATAAAAATGTTGACCGAGTTGAAAAGGTATTAGAAAATTATATGCCTAATATGAAAAAAGTATTGACAGAACGTGGTAGTATGTTGCCTCCTTATGTTATGAGGGACTTTCTAGCATTGTCTAAGATCTTAAACCCAACAACGACCTTGGTGAGTGGAGATCCGATACAAACAGAAACGACCGATAAAAATTTTCTCGATGATATGTACTCATAAACTTTTTTGGAGGATGAAATATGGCAGCTAAAGGCTCAACACTTGTTACTCTTGCAGATGTAGCAAAATCAAAAGACAAAGAAATTGGAAAAGTCGCAGAGGTACTTGTTCAGCACAATGCTATGTTGAATGACATTCCTTATATGGAAATGAATGAAGGAACAATTCATAAAGAAGACATTCGTTCAGCATTACCAGAAGTTTACTACCGTAAAGCTAACCAACCAATCCCTGCTTCAAAATCAACAATTGAAGAAAGATCTTTCACAGCTACTCACTTTGAGTCGAAATCTCAAATTGATAAAGCGGTTGCTGAAAGAGGTGGAAAAGATCGCGTTGCTTACAACAGATGGAACCAAGCTCAAGGACATTTACAAGCTCACGCTATCGAAGCAGCAAGCTTGATGTTATACGGTTCACCAATATCTTCAAATAGAAAAACAGCTGGTTTCTTTGATATTTTCTCTACTGTTTCAGCAACAGAAGCGACATCAAAACAAATCATCGATGCAGGTGGAACAGGATCTGACAACACTTCAATCTTAAAAGTTCATTGGGGTGAGAGATCAGTTTTCGGTGTTTATCCAAAAGAAACAAAATCAGGTCTAACAAGAACTGATTACTCAGCAGGTGGAAAACTTGTTAAGATTCCTGGAATCGATGAGCAAGGTAACGTTGGTGATTTCTGGGGTTACGAAGAAGAATTTTGCACAGATCATGGTTTAGTTGTAAAAGATTACCGTCAAGTTGCTTGTGTTCGTAATATTGACGTTTCAAATTTAGTATCAGGTGTTGGAGCTGCGGATCTAATCGATCTTATGATCTCAGCTGACTACAAAATTGATTCTCAAGAAAACGGTCAAGGTGTTTGGTATGTAAACAGAACTTTAGAAGCTCATTTACATAAACAAGCTTTAACAAAAGTTGGTGCAGGTGCAGGTTTAACTTTTGATAATTACCAAGGTAAAAAAGTTCTTATGTTCTTAGGTTGTCCAGTAAGAAGAATGGATGCTCTATTAACATCTGAAGGAAGAGTAGTTTAATAAAATTTAAGGGATCGAAAGATCCCTTTTTCAAATTTAATAATTTTCGGAGGGATATAATATGAGATTCGATATTGAAAATCAAATGTCAGTAGAGCAAGCTTTCACAGGCGCAGCTACTGTTTCAACTCACTCTTACAAAAAACAAACAGCTGCTCAAGACCTTTCAATCGGTCGTAGAATGGCTTTATTAGTTTTACCAGTTGTAGATGCAGGTGCAGGTTCAACTCACACTCTTCAAGCTATCCAAGCTGACGATGCGGCCCTTACTTCAAACGTTGAAGTTTTAAGCCAAGTAACAGTTTTAGCAGCTGACCTTATTAAAGGAAAAGAAATTGAAATTCCAATTCCTCAAGGTGTAATGGATAAGCAATTCCTTGGTTTCCGTAACAGCTCAACAGGTGGTACGACGACTGTAACTCTTGACGTTTATCTTGTTCCTCAAGATGAAATCGCTCAATACAAATCATTTCCTAAAATAAATGATGCACAAGTATAAGAGTTAATTTATGAATAAAAAAATACCATCTATGCCAGGTATAAATCAAGTTTCAAGTGACGATGTTAATACTGCTTTATCATCGATCTCTCCTACTCCTGAGGTATCGAAAGATGCCCCAGGTTTAGCAGAAGAACTGGTTGTACCTGAACATAAAGTAATGTTTAATAATGTTGATGATAAAAACGAATCAATAATTGCGACACCTAAAATATCTAAAGAAGGTATTAAAGTTGTAGCTCTTAGAAAAGGGTTTTATAATCAAGAAAGAATTAAAGAAAATCAAGAATTTCTAGTAAAAAACTTTAGCGATTTAGGTGAATGGATGAAATGTGTTGATCCAGACTTAGAAAGAAAAAGAATGTTAGAAATGAAAAGTAAAAAGGCGAAATAAAAACCTTCGTCTTTAAAAAAGAACGAGGTTAAAATGTCTTTTACTAAAACAAAATCATATAATTTAGCATTATCAGCTTTATTATTATCACGACAAGTTTCAAACGCAGACACAGATACGTCTAATGAAGTGAGAGTTTTAAACCAATTTTGGGAAGACGCTCTCACTTCTACTTTACAAGAAATGGATCTTGATTCTTTATCGGAGTCAATCACACTTGAACTTGTTGAAGAGTTAGATGAAGGGCCTTGGAAATATGTTTACAAATATCCAACTCGTTGTGCATTTCTAAGAAGAATAAAATCTTGTGCTGTTCTCGATACAAACAGAACACACATATCAAAACAAACAGGATTATATCAAGGTCAGAAAGTCATTTTCACAAATGAGTACGCGGCCGTTGGAGAATGTATTCCTAATGATGTTTCCTTGGACGTTTTAAGCTCACCTGCTGGAATGGCAGTATCTTATAGGCTTGCATTTTATTCTGCACCTCTAATCGTCGGAAAAGGGGCTAAAGCTTTAAGAGAAGAAATTTACCAAAGATTTTTATTATCAATCAATGAAGCTCAAGAATTAGATAAACTTGAAAATTTTAACTATGATCCTGTTCACATGAGATCAGAGTTTGTAGCTGCAAGGTTAGAATAGTATGGCATTAAAACCGCAATTAAGTTTTTCAACAGGTGAATTGGATCCGTTGTTGCACGATAGAGTAACACTTGAAAGATTTCAAAATAGTTTAGCGACAGCAAGAAATGTAATGATCGGAAAAAGCGGAACAGTTATGTCACGTTTTGGAAGATTCCATTTTAGAAAAACTATGTATGACAATAATCCTGTGAGAATTTTTTGTCCACCAGGATCAGGTTTACTTTTAGAATTTGGAATAAATCCTGCGGATAGTTTAAATTATGTAAATCTCTATGATTTTAGTGCAACGTTAATTCACACTTATGTAACAACAGGTGCAGGGCCTTTAGATGATCATTTATATTTTGATGCTTCAAATTTAGATAAATTACATTTTGTTTATAGTGGTGATTACGTTTATGTTTTTGAAGGAGCTGATTCTACTTCAAGTATTTTAAGACTTGAGCTCGTATCACCTTATACGGCTAAGTCAGCTGGCCAAGTTATTCCTTCTTTACTTAGTTTATCGGGTTCATTGGGAGCAAGTTTCACAACAAATACTACAGGGTATATTGTCGACTACGCTTACACAATTGTAATAAACGGAGAAGAATCTGAAGCTAGAATAATATCTGGAACAGCAAATCCAACTTTAAAAAAACCAATTTCATTAACAGAACTTACCACAATAATATTCGATATTGCCGCAGGAGCAACAGTACCAGACACCTATTCAGAATTAAGAATTTATCAAAGACCTGTTGAAGGTGCAGGGTTCGGATTCCTTGGTAAGACAACAAACTTTTATATTGATACAGGAAGAATTAAAGCCAAGTACACTGACATAGGTGCGGATCCAGATTTTTTTAACGGTCTACAGGTGGATATAGTACAAGATACTATCGATGCTAGTAATGTTACAGGAAATATTATTCCTTGTACGGGAACTGTTTATCAACAAAGATTAATTTTAGGAAACATTAAAGGTTATAATGAAGAAGCAATCTTAGCTTCTCGTCCAGGCTTTCAAGGTAATTT